CTGGCGTAAGTTTTGCGCTGTTTGTAGGCCAAAATTCATAATCAGTTGCGACTTGTCCTGGAAATTTTTGTACGCGTAATCCCAACCAGCCCTAAATGCCTCTGCTGCCTTAAGCTGCATTTGTTGCAATCTATCCCAGGCCTCACGCACCTGATCCGCAGTTGAATTGGCGTTTCTTAAGATATCCAAATTTGCCCGGATATACGCATCCCTTATTTCCTTAGGAATGGACAGGCTATGTTCTTTCATAAAGTCCCAAATGTCATTTATCTCTCTAGCGGTAGCTTTAACAGAAGTAACAATCTCACTAAACCTTTTTATTGTAGCCTGTTTTAGTTCGTCACTGGCCTGGATATTATGTTTTTTCATAAAATCCCAGATGTCTTCTATCTGGTCTAGAGAGGTAGAAGCAGAGGTGACAATCTCAGTAAACCTTTTTATTGTAGCCTGTTTTATATTATCAGTAACCTGGATGTTATGTTTTTCCATGCTCTTCCAGGCCGCTTTTATCTGTTCAAGATTCATATCAGCTGTTTTAAATAATCCCTCATAAGCCTTAATAAATTCCTTTTTTACATCATCAGTAATCTCAATATTATGCCTCTCAAGATCGTTCCAAACTGCTTCTACCTGCTTTAAGCGCAGCTTACCAGTATCAAGCAAACGGTTATATGCCTTAATAAACTCTTCTTTTACAGCAGCTGTTTGCTCAATTCCCTCTTTACTCGCTGCCTTCCAGGCCTCCTTTATTTTGTCAAGAGTGATAACACCTGTGGAAAGCAGCTTTTTGTAGGCAGGGATTACAACATCTTCTACGTTTTTCCTTGTTTGCTTGCCCAGTCTTTCATTTTCCTCTCTGGCCTTTTGAACCTGTTTCACATGGTCATCTATTTCCTTATTTAGTCTATCAAAAGTTTCATCGACATTTATTATTGCATCTGCTGTATTACCTAGCCCCTCTATGGCTTCCTGTTGTGACTCATTGACCACATCTAAAGCCAATTTAAGGTCTTCTAAAACAGGTTTAAATTTAGAGCCAACTTTGGGAATCTTAGAAAAGAGAGTAACTATCTTGATGAGGCCTTTGATAAGCAGTTTTTCAAAGCTGGTGAAGGCTATTTTAATGAGATAAAAAGCGCCTTTTAGGCCCAGAATAGACTTATAAAACCACACGGCACCTTTGGCCATAACCTTAAATGCAACTATCACCTTGTGCGCTGTATTCTTTGCCCAAACATCAAGCTTCCCTTCCTGTTTGAGCCTATTAAGCCAATCAACAACTACCTCTAACCCGGCTTTCATATAGTCAAAGACACCAGCCCTCATTACGGCCTGTCTCAAATTGTACCAGGCGTCACCCAGCATAGAAAGCTGTCCCTCCCAGGTACCAGCAGCCTCCTTGGCAGCCCCCGCAATCTTTCCGGCAGGATCGGTAAAGGTCTCATACATTGCCTTTCTGAATTGAGGCAAAGTAAGCTTTGTTAGATCATCGATCCCCTTAAAGGATTTGATTATGTTTAGAATACCCCTTTCTCTAAATATATCTGCTGCCCCTGCGCCACCGGCATAAGCGCGGCCCAGGGCCTGGGCTGCTTCAGGTAGAGAAATGCCCATGACATAAGCTAGATCGCCAAGTGGTTTGATCCATTTTGAGGAATTAAGGCCAAATGCCTCTAAAGTGGTCCCAGCTTCTATGATTTCATTAAGTGAGTGAGGCACAGTAGATGCATATTTTCGGAACTCTTCAAGTTTTGCTGCGGCTGCTGCCTGGCTACCTAAAAGTTTTCTAAGCCTGAACTCATACTGTTCAACTGAACTGGCAACTGAAACAAACCCTTTTGCTGTGGATGCCAACGCCCTGACAGACAAATAACCTGCCAGTGAAGCCGCAGCTATCTTAGCAGCACTACTTAATCCTCTAAAGCGCTGGTTTAATTCTCTAATCGGTTCTTGGGCTTTTTTTGCACTGCTAGAGACTCTACCAACCTTGTTTGCAACTTTTTCTAGGACAACCGAGCCTTTATCGTCGACCCTGATTTGTAGAGTTAAAACTTTATCAGCCATCACTGCACCATATAGCTCATATCTTGTTGCTGTGTTGTCTCCTTAGGCTTATGTATTTTTATAAACTCCTCAAAACACACTAAAATCAGCTCGAACAGCTGCCGCTTTTCTTCTGTCTCTGCCAATTTAAGCACCGTTTCTATAGCAGTGTAATCAATGCCCTCTTTAAACGAAAAAGACGGCAGGCATAACTGAAACAACTCAAATGCCTCTGCCGCCCTTTCGGTTATTGGAGGCCGGCACTCCTCGCATGTCGGCCTTTTTGCCCCCATTTTTCTTAAAATTTCACATTGCTCGCAGGTTACGTCCCGTGTGTAATACCACGAGACGAACCGGGCTAGTTTTTTTTCTCTTCCTCCCTGCTCTTGGCAGCCTGCTCGGCAACTTTAAGAGCCATATCGTTTACAAAGGCGGCAATTTCAGTGAAATTATCAAGCAGTACCTGCTTGTTTTCTTTTGTGCAAGGAATGGGTTTACCTGTTGCATCCACAATGCCTTCCCAGTCCGCGATTATCCAGTCATTTACCATCTCATTTAGTTTATCCTCGTCAACCTTTTCCACTAACTGCCCTCTTTTCCACTGGTGTGATGTGCATCTGTTGCGCAGCTCACGATATTTTTTAGGAGTTAGTGGCCTGATCCTAAACCTCGCCCCCTCCTCATATTCACACCAGACGCCCTCATTAAACACCTTGTTATCTACATTCAAGACAAGAGCCATATCATCCCTCCCTTATCTTTACAAAGTTGTTCTGGTATTTTGCACAATAGCCTGGAAAGGAGCCGTATCATTCATCCCGTCTGGTGCAGTATCGCAGGCGTCTAACTGCAAGCTAACTGTGTGCCCAATCTTCCCAGGACCACCTACAGGTGCTTCGCCAGAAAGAACTTTTACATTAGGGCAGTTGATACGTAATTCATAGTGATAGTTGTTCTCAATCAGGTTTCCTTTGAGATAAATATCTAACTTCTGATGTGTTTCACTAACAATGGCATCCAGAAAGCTATCAATGTTATACTTATCAAATGTCAGCTCTAAAGTGGCATTTGGAAAGTCACTTTCAACGGGCTCACTTATATCAATATGGCCTGCTTCCCTTGTATCAGTATCCATATTGCGGGTAAAAGTTAGTCTGAAAGATCGGGGATATATTTTGTCTGTATCGGCCAAAGCAACAGCGCTCTGAGCATTCATGCGAAATACCGCTTCCTCGTTAAAAAGGATTATGTTCTCCTTGTCCAACACAGTCACATCATTCATTGTTGTGGGTGTATTAACCTCACTTGCCAAATCATATTTATTGCCCAACACATTAGCAGTTAGAGTAACAATCCCGCCTACTTCGCCGGCCAATTCAAAACCGTGGATTTTAGCTGTGGGAATCTCCCAGACTTTATCAGTCTTTTTTAGAAGAGCGATAGTGGCCATAATCCCTTCAATGTTTGGGGCTATGCTAATAGTATGTTTGTAGGTATTAGGAGCGTTAGTCGCATCTGGTTGTGTAGTAGATACATTGCCCATTGCCAGAGCAAGAATTAAATCTGCGCCGACAAAACGTCCATTCATAGCGAGAGTTCCTGAAATAGGAGGCTGAAATACATTAGGCCTTTGGGTAATAAACGCCTGGCCAGCAGAATTATCCGGGGAACTCTCTTTTGTTAAAGGCCCTAAGCTTTCAGAAGTAATTAAAAGCCCATCACCGGCTCCACAGGCAACCGCCGTGCGCCAGCTGCTAGCCTTCTTTAACGCAACAATGACTTCCCTTCCTGTTATTGCACCCATTTATTATCCCTCCTTGTGGATGTTTTTCTCTTCTACCGGCTTTGCCGGTTTTTTCTCCTTTTCTTTCACTTCTTTAAATAAAGAGGAACCCTTAATAGGGTAGTCATCTGGCACCTCAACCACATCCCCGGGTTTTAAATAACCAAATCTGGGATGATAGCTAGGCTTGTCATATATCACTTTAACTTTCATTTACGCACCTCCTATACGCAATCGTTGATAATGATATATTGAGCCGCATAAAAAACTAATTGCGGCGTGCTGCCCAGTTCCCATTCACGCCTCGGCATAACGGGCCGAATTGAAAGCCCTAGTTTATTGCCCGATAATGAACCCCTGATATCCCGTAATATTTTATAAACACCCGTTTCGCCTTTCCTGGCTTCGTCCTGTGAACGGTAACTGCGAGCGCAAATGAGCAAATCCACGGTAACCGTCTGCCTAACACACTCGAGATCTGCCGGTTCATACTCAGCTCTGCTGACCTTTACCAATACAGCCGGGAAATTTATGACAAAAAAACGCTTTAAGGCATCTTCACTCCCAAGTTCACCAGCATAGGCCTTTAAAACTTTTAAATACCCGCCGTTTTCCTGCTTGAGTGATGCAAGGGCCTCTAAGACCGCATTTTCATAATCTTGAAAGCTGTAATTCATCTTGCCAGCCTATCTATTTCTCTCATTCGTTGCTTAATCTCCACAAATACTCCTTTAGGATCTCCATCACCACTGATT